CTCGCCGTATTGCCTGAGCTGAAAATATAACTCGCTGAACCCTTTTGTAATGTAATGGGCGGGCGCTGTGGCCATTGGTTGTTTGAATACTCCGGTAACAAACTTGAATTCGCACAAAGCCAATCAACCATTAACGAGGTGTAATGTTCGGCGTTCTGTTGCCAACGCGCGAGTTGATCCTTAAAAATAACGTCGCCAACTGGCTGAGAGTCCTCGGAGGTTCGTTGAACCATTGTCCCGTTGTCGACTTTATATGTGAGAGTTGGCGCGGCTTCGACCATTGACCACCATAACACAACTCGGCGGGCGTAATCCTCAACCAATGTTTGGTACGCCCCCGCGAGCGTGTTATTTTGTATGTCTGTTTTTATCTTTTCGAACAAACTGGTTCCCAGATAGGGCGCCAAATGTTTATCCTGAGCGAGGTAAATCGCCGGATAAAGTAAATTAGGATCGACCGCCCCGTTTATGTTCGTGTACTTTTTAACGTAAACGTCGGAAATAATAAGAATTTCAGCCATGATATAAATTTTTAACGTCTGTAATTTTTGCCCTCGCGGCCATAAATCGGGTTGTCCGGTAAAAAACCGTTATAATCCATGTCGATAGGCCACAATGAAACCAATTCCTCGTTTCGAACCTTGTAACCCATTTTTTCGGCTCGAGCAACCGCGATTTTTTGCGCATCTTTTGCGAGCGGGTTAATTCCTTTCGCGTTTATATACACCTCTTTGCGCCAATAGTGATGGCAATTTCCACCGCCTTTGTACAGCCAAATATCGTAAACGCTCGCTCCCTTTGGGCCCCAGCCCGGATTAACGGCCTTGGTTTCCATCGCTACAATATCCTCTTTTCTGTAAAGTTTGTCGGCGGCTTTCATTTTTTGACAAAACTCGCGCTCCGTAACTTGATCGCCCGCATACCTGTAGCGCGTCATAAACGTAATCCCGGCATAATTCGTTTCGTCTTGATCGCTCGGCATCATAGCTTTTGCGCTTCCTGTACTCGCCAATTCGTGCGCCTCGATTTTAACCAATTCCTCATTTTCAGCGTCATCGTTGTCATAATCGACATTGTAACTGTCAATTAAAATATACCCTTCGGGCTGGTCCTCGCCCAACGCAATCAATTCGTCGGCAACGGCCGAACTCAATTCCTCGCGTTTAATTCGTGCGATTATTCGAGCCGCCCAATCGCGCCCAGGATCGCCGCCCCACAACTCCCAAGCAATTCGCCCGGCGCTAGGAAAACCTTCCTCACCTTGCGCCCAGCCTTTCGCTTGTTTGTCGACCGCATGGCGAGAGAAATAACTATTCATTCGCTTAATAGTGTCAACCGATAGGTTTCTCAGGTTCGAAATATCGCGAGCCCTGGCAACGCCGACCTCGGTTCCACCTCGCCCGTATTGATCGCGCCATTTTAACCCCAATTCGGCCCGCTGAGCCATTTCGTTGGTTGGTTTGTAACTATCCTCGGCTAGTTCAACCGAACAGCACTTTTTTTTTTCGGCCTCGAGAACGGCAGGGGCCAGAGCGGGCGCAACCGTTACGGGCGCATCCATTTTTAATGGTGTATTTGGAACGACAGTAATAGTTAAGCCCGGCATTTCCCAACCCAAAACCTCTTCGAATGCTCTCGCTAACTTTCGTTGTGCCGGCTCGATTACTTGGTTCGTGAAAATTTCCAAACCAACAGCCATTTCGTCCTTGTTAGAACCGAAGCCGCTCACGTCTCGAATTCCGAAAAGTAACGGCGTTGTTACACGGTGTGCAACCATTATTAACGACGTCGATTCGGTGCTCAAAAATTGGTATTGCTTATCAGCGTCGCTCAGCGGGAATGTGGTAATGTCGGGTTTCGGCGTGTCGCGTTCGTTGAAAGTCATTATAAACTTTCCGGCGTTTTTTGCTCCGGTTAATTCACGCTCCCAATCGCGTTTCATTTCTCGCTGTTGTTCCGGATCAGGAGCGCCTTGAAACATTGAAACAATAAACGACGGCATCAAACCGTTGACTATATTGTTAATGTGATAAACTGAAATTTCCTTCGCTAGCTCTATTGAGTTAATAGCGCTGTAATAATCCGGGCGTGGGTAAAATTGCGCTCCGGTATAATTATAACAGTAATAAATTTGGCGCGGTTCGTCAGCCTTTTTTGCTAGGTTAAAAAGCGGAATAAACTCGGGCCTATTTCTTTTGCGCTTTGTAGCGGCCCAGTCGTTCGAATGCCATACGCCGCAAACCTCCTCGTCCTCGCCATGTATTCCGAGGCGGCATTCCTCGAATGGAATGTGACGCAATTTGGCCACGTTCTCACGGTCAAAAGTGTAAATAACCTCTATGTAAAAACCGCCGTATTTTTTATAATCATGAGCGCAACCGTAATAAACGTCGTATGTGTTGAGCTCTGTTAACCGCTTATCGTAAACGCCCGCCTGGAGCGATTTGCCCGCGATCATGTCGCCAATGGAAATACAAAGTGAACCATGAACGGCGCCCGTCTGGGCTAGCTCTCGGAGGTATTGAGGGAATAAATTGTTTACCCCAAAATTTACCCAACCGCCGCGATCCATTCGCTCGGCCGAACTTACCACCGTGTAATCCGCGAGCTTCACGCTCACCGCGTTTCTAATTGTTTTATCCATTGTAAATAACGTCGTCGTTTATTGTAATGTCGGGCAAATCGTAATAACTCTCGTTGCTAGTCATATCGAGCCAACCAATTCGGCAAAGCCCGACCACGCTCGCGTTATTTGGGTCCAGGTTAACGGCCGAATTTTGGCCATAAACAGAATACCGATAGCGCCCGGGTAAAGTTAACCCAACCGTGGTAACTGTGAGCGTTGTAATACGTTGATTTTCGTTAACAATAACAGCAACCTGGGCGAGATCCGTCCCGGTTGTGGAATTTTCCTCATGGGTTAAAACCAGAAGGTAATGAGTAAAAGCGGTGGCGAAATACTGTCGGCTCTCGTTTAACGAAAGTCGTAACGTTTGGGCGGCTGTGTTGGTAACTAGATAAACCATTTTTTTTATTTAAAAAAAAGGCGGCGTTTGATCGCCGCCAATTTTAAATTTAAATTGAATTCCTTATGGAGCCGCTGGGTATGGCGGAGTTACATCAATGTTCGGGAAGTTAGTGAATGGAGTCTCGTTTGTCGCGTATTGTTCCAAAAAGTCGGGTTGGTTTGGCTCTTCAGCCGTTAAGGTAATTTGATATCCGTTCAAATCGCCTTTTGCCTTTCCGCTCTGGTAGGTTCCCGCGGTCAAAAACGCGCCGTCAGTACGTCCAACCATTAAAATTTGATCATCGTATAAACGAACGAAAACGGCAACCTTCGCTTTTGAAAGTAATTGGAGTTGAGTCCTTTTAAACGTATCTAATTTGCCAAGTGTAAACTCGACAGTTTGAACGTAATAAAGCGTCCCATTCTCGAGGTTTGGCGTTGGCGTAATAGTTAACGCTCCCGTGTTGCGATTTGGTTGAAAACGGAAAACGTCCGCTACCGGAAGCTCCGTAATAAATTCATCGCCGCCAACCGTTGGAGTTATTACAACACCGCTCTGAAACGGTGTCCAATTAGCAATGAGTACTTCCTTCACGCCACCGACTCCCTCGTTACAATCTAAGAGAAAACCGTTTGTTAAATTACAGGCCATTTTTTTCTAATTTTTTAAAGTTAGTAAGGGGCTTTTACGCCCCTTTAATTATTTAAAACCAGGTTCCGTAAGCGGCGATTTCGTTACCGATTCCGAACTGGCAACCAGCGTAGAATTTAGCTGAGAAACGAACGTTGTCCTCCGCAAATTGGCCCATGTCGACAACCTGAATACTATTCCAATCGCCGAGAATGTTTGTACCGAACCAAAGGTTTGATTTTTGAGCCATTACGATCGTGTCATCTGGCATGCCTGGGCAAATTGCCAACTGATAACCCAAATAAGATTTAGGCATTTCAGGGCCGCCGTATGTATACCAACCATTACCCGCCGCCGCGCTTGCTGTCATAAAGGCTTCCCAAACGTTTTGAGCGATATAAATAACTGGCTTTTCGGTTGAACGCTTAACCGCGGTTGGGCACTCGGCAACGGTTAAAGCGATTTTGGCAATTACATTGGAGCTGTCGATCGCAACCGGAGTAGCAACGAAATTAACGCCTGAACCGCCCGCGTTCATGAGAGTCAAAAGACCGTCGTACTGTCCCGCGGTTGCATTAACACCCGTCCACAAAATTTCCTCATTCTTTGCCGCGATACCTTCTAACATGTTAGCAATAAGAACGTCCACTAATGCTGGCTCGAGCTCGCCGTCCTGAACGAATGACGCGCCCCAATCCGCTAGGAAAGTGTTTTTGCAAATGTTGCGTTGAACCTGGAATTTCTCGAGAGTCAAAATACGCTCGCTGAGTGTAACGGTTCCGAGCGGCGCGAAATCGCAACTAGGAGCCTCGAAAGTGATGTTGTCAACGAGTTTACGAACGACTTGTTTGTAATCAATGTTTTCCTTTACGGTTACATGTTGCAATGATTCGTTCGCCAAAAATGCGGCTTTAATGTACTGTCCCGCCGCCTGTCCGGCAAATGTGCTAGCCGGGTTAATTGTTACGTTTGTTGCCATGATAAAAAATAAATTATTTAATGTTTTCGATATTTTTCAAAATTCTTTCCTTCAATGTCATTTGAGAAAACGCCTTTTCTTTTTTCTCGCCACCCATTGCAACGCGCTTAACTTCCTTAACCGAAGGCGCGGCGGGTTGCTTTTTAAGTGAGCTCAATTCGGTTTTGGTGTTTTTCAAAACGGACGAAAGCTGTTCGATTTTATCCTCAGCGGTTGTGAGCTCAGCGCTCAGGGTTGCGTTTTGATTTTCCAGAGAGGAAACGCGCTCAGTCAACTTTTCAATAGCGCCCAACAAATCTTCGGAACTCATTTCGGTTTCCTCTAATTCTGGCAAACCCATTTCGGCAACCATGCCCATTTCGTTAACGTCGATAAACTCGCCCGTTTCGAGCTCGTAACGGCCCTGAGCGGCTGGAACCTTATTCCCCTCTTCGTCCTTTGTGTAAACATCGACACCAATAGCAAACGCCGGAGCGCTTGTATAAATTGGCGTTCCGTCCATTAGTTTACCCTCTGTTTCTAGATTAACCTCGGTTTCTAAATTGATTCCGTAGGCTTTCGGATCAACGGCGAACTTTTCAAAAATCGCCTTTATTGAATTTTTCAAACTTGACATTTTGCGAATTATTTACAGAAAAAACGGAATCGCTGAAAATTTCCCCTTTTCAACAAAAAAGCCCCCACGTT